TGCCTGGCTGACTGCGGCCTGAAGATAGACCTGAAGGGATCAAATGCCTGGTTCAGGAAGATGGACTGGGTGGGAACTCCGGAGGAATGCGTAAAAACTTTCGGCAGCATCCCTGATGGTGCTTTCCTCTTTATCTGGAATGATAAGGGTGGAGAAGTGGCCAGGGGCTATAAGGATGGCCTGGGCGATGCCGAACATATCGGCATCGTGACTCATGTCAAGCAAGGAGCCATTCATAGCAGCGCAACCAGGGGATGTGTAGCTGAAAGCAAATTCGCGGACAAGACGATTCGGAACGGAGGGTGGAACAGGATAGGCCTGTCCCACCTTTTCGATTATGGATCCAAGATCAATGCTCTCCTGTCTGGAGGAAAAGATGAGGTGACGATTGAAATGGAGTATGCACAGGTAATTACCGAAAACGGCCTGCCGGTTAAGCTCAGGCCAACGAAGAGCACCAGCCGCCCATGGCTGACTCAGATCCCGAACGGCACGCAGCTGCTGATCACGGAGCGCGACGGCATGTGGGCAAAAACCACCTATGACGGCCATGAAGGTTATATCATGGAGGCGTTCCTGGCTTTCGACGGCAGCGCGGTGGGATCCGTATCGATCAGCCTGGAACGTGGCCATGCAGAGGCACTCTACAATGCGCTCAAGCGGGCATTGGGAGGTGAGTCCAATGTCTGAGGCTGTTATCGTCGCCCTGATCACCGGGGCCTGTGCCATCGTCGCCCAGCTGGTTATCAGCCGCACGAGCAACCAGAAGCTGATGGATCAGATCGAGCACCAATCTGCGATGGATGACGCAAAGCTGGATGCCAAACTGGAAAAACATATTGCAGTTGTGGACACCAAGATCGAAGAGCTGACACGGGAGGTCCGGGAGCATAACAATTTCGCTCGGAGAATGCCCGTGGTTGAGGAAAAGGTAGCTCAGTTGGAAAAACAGATCAATAGAAAGGAATGATGCCTTATGAAGATCAACGATAAACTGTATGATGTCCTGAAATGGGTTGTGATGATCGTCCTGCCGGCACTCAGTACCGCTTATGTCGGACTGGCCGCTATCTGGCAGTGGCCCATGGCCGACGAAGTCGCCAAGACGTGCAGCGTTGTGTGCGTGCTGCTGGGTGCGCTGCTGGGGATCAGTACGGCAGAGTACAACAAAACGCAGAAATGATGTATAATGGCTGTGCTGTGATGGAATAGGTAGACATACACCCGGTTGGATGTCGTGCAGACCGGAGAGAAAGCGACACGTGCACACCATGTGAGGTGCAAATCCTCACCAGCAAAAGAAAAAGGTCGGAGATGTAAAATCCGACCTTCTTTTTTTATTCCATCTTTTCGATCAACTGTCTGAGCAGCTCTGATTTGCTGATCCCAAGTTCTGCAGCCTTGTCGCTCAGTTTCCGATCCAGTGCGGCCGGAGCCTTGAATGTGAGCAGGATGTCTTCCTCATCTTCAGAAACGGCTCCGAAGATCTTCTCATAATCCTCTGCTTCCAGGTGATCCTCCACCCACTCCCGTGCATTGTCGACTGAGATCGGGATGATGTCTTCTCCACCGCTCCAGCAGTTCTGGTCGACTCGCTGAGAGTATTTCGTGGACGGGCCACCTTTTCCATACAGGAAGAACTCTCCGGTGCGCTTACGGTACAGTGTTTCGGAAAAATGGGAGAAGTTGCGGACATCCTGAATGTTCTCCCACCAGCCCAGCTCTTTTGCAGTTGCGGTGTCGTAAACCTTACCTTTGATGATGCGCTTCATGTTTGTTTCCTCCGTCTCTCTTTTTGCGTCCCGTCTGGGAACATCTGTATCTTATCATAGAGTTTATATAAAGTCAATAAGCAAACGACGAATTTATATAAAAATATTTTGTGCTTATTTCACTCGTTAACTGACGAATGATTTTAGTACAAACTAAGGATCGAAAAATCAGCGTCCATCGTCACTGCGTGCACTACCTTCAGCCAGAATGCACGCTTTTCCTGCTTCTCCAGCCTATCGTAGACAGCCTGCACGTCTCCTCGGAGAAATTCCCGGACGCGCTCAGAAACTGGCTCAGACGGGCGGCTGGGTGCCTCTCTAGCTGTCTCAAGTTGCTCCGTCAGGGCGGCCAGTTTGCTCTTGTAAGTGTCCCGATCAATCAGGCCGTCGGTGTATGTCTCCGCCAATCGTTTCATTTTTCGTTCGATTTCTGATGCCGTCTGGACGTGTTTCTCTGCGTTCTGAGCGGCTTTCACGGAGTCGACGACTATTTGTCCGGGTTGGAAAAGAGAGGCTGTCAGAGCGCGTTCTATGCGATCCTCCCGGAGGCTGATAGTGCACGGACATTTTTTGTCGACTCTGTGTTTCCTGCAGTAGTAGTACACATATCCGTCTGTACGTCCTGCACTCAATTTCCCACCGCACTCAGGACAGCGCATCATCCCCGTAAACAGATAGACCTGATCTGGTCGGCGAGGGGATCGGGTGCCGGTGATAGTCAGCAGCTGGTTCCGCTGATCCATCGTGATGTAAGCCGGACAGCTTCCTGGAATCCCGTTCCTGATACCTACATAACACGGGCGCATAACCAGCGCGCGAAAGGCACTGTATGAATGCTGGAACTCAGGATGCGCCGCTCTGATCGCTGAGAATACACCTTTGTAGCTCATGCCGGACAGGACATGATGGAAGATATCACGCACGATCGGCGCGGTGGCCTCATCAATGACCAGCTGACCATCCTGCACTTTGTAGCCGTATGGAATTGTTCTGCCGCCTGTCAAAAACCGGCCTTGAGCGCGTTTATAGTCAAAAACGGCCTTGATTCGTTCCGATGTCCGCTCTCGCTCGTTTTCTGCCACACTCAACATGATGTTGACTTTGAATCTGCCGGAAGCCGTCAATGTTTCGTAGTCTTCGTCAATCGCTTGCCATGCACAGTGGGAACTGTCGAGGATTTCCTGTGCCTTGTAGTAGTTTTTCAACGATCTGAACCACCTGTCGAGCTTCGTGAAGATGACGAGATCGATCAGGCCAGCTTGGATGTCTTGGAGCAACCGCCACATGGCCGGCCTTTTGTCGATCGGTTTGCCACCGCTGACACCTGCATCCGTGTAATGCCCGACGAGGATGTGATGCTGATCCGACACCCAGCGACCCAGGGCGGCTATTTGAGCGTCGATGCTGAGTCCGTGTTTTGACTGTTCTTCCGTGCTGACTCTTTCATAGCAGGCGACGCGTATGCTATAATCCATTTGTATATGCCTCACTTTCCCCCGACCGGTGCTGCCAACACTGGCCGGGGATTTTTTGTACCGGTTTGTACCTAAGTGTACCTAAGTGTACCGATCACTTGTACATCCTCAAAAATCCCACCGGCACACCGAGGATCCGGATGTCGTGCTCGGAAAAAGCATACTGCATCGGCTCATACTGCTGATTGTCGCTGGTCAGCAGGACGTGGTCGGCATACCGGAAAACGTGCTTGAGTGCCGCCTCGTTATCCACACTTACTGCACAGATGGATCCATTGTGCGGCACATCCGGCACCGAGCGCAGGAAGACCAGGTCACCATCGAGGTATCCGGGTGTCATGCTGTCACCGTGCACACGGAGTGCAAAGTCTGCATCCAGCGGACCATCGACGACTACATCCGGAAACTCCGGATCATACACAGGCTCTCCGGCGGCCATAGAGCCGAGGACGGGGATGCGGTGCCTCTGCAGGTCGCTGATCGGGATCAGGTTGGAGGGCAGCGTGGTGATATCTGACGGTTTATCAACGATGTCGACCGGATCCAGATGCAGCACGGATGCCAGCTGCTTTATTTTGTCGATCTTCATATTCTTGATGTATCCTGTCTCCCACTTGCGGACGGTGGACTTGCCTACACCGCATGCCTCACCGACCTGCTCAAGGGTTAATCCGAGTTCCTGCCGGCGGGTCTTAATCAGTTCTGGTATGTTCATCTTGTTCGCCTCCCATCTCAATTATAATTGGAAAGTTTCGGAAAAGCAACTTTTTTATCAAAAATGGGTTGACAAGGTGTCCGAGAGGTGATATCATGGCCTCAGTGTCCTAAAGGACACAAGTTAATAGAAGGAGGTGCTGAGATGAATCGGAACGAGTTGAGAGCAGAAATCGCTCGTCAGGGGCTGTCCGTCGGCGAGTTCTGCAAACGTGCAAACATTGCTCCATCCACGTATCACCGCAAGATGCAGGATCCGAGCGAGGTCGACAACGTGCCGCAGTTCACCCAGGGCGAGATCAGCAATATGCGTGCTGTCCTGGGCCTGAATGATGAGCGGCTGAGTGAAATCTTTTTTTCTGGCGATTAAGTGTCCTAAAGGACACATGGAGGAGAGACAATGCCGAATTACATGGTGATCGTGAAAGATCAGTACGGACTGGGAACCGAATGGTTTGACACCTACGACGAAGCATCGGAATACGTGATGACCGCTCGTTGCGGCGTGAATGCCGTCACAGAACTGTATGAGCGTGTAGCCGATGACAATGGTGAGCACTATGAATTTCTCGAAGATTGAGCAAGACCGCATCCTGCAGGCTCTGCTGGAGATTGCCGGCGAGAAGTACGGTGCAGAAATTAAAGCGCATCTGGAAGGAGTGGATACTGATGGCAGAAACATGGGTTGAGAGGCATGGAGCCGCACTGGGTGCCATCCTGGTGTTCGTGATCCTGTTCTGGCTCTTCGCATGGGGGATGAGCATGTGATGGCGTGGCTTGCATCGTTGGACATCCGCTCCGACACTGGCCAGTGGTTCACGGCATCAGCTGTGCGCCAGAGCAGAAAAGAGGCTTGGGAGTGGCTCCGATCTCGCCTGATGTGGTGCGATGTGGTGCGGATCCCGAGGAAGGGCGCGAAAGTATGCCGCCTGCCACCGTACCAGCGACAGGATCCGGGACAGTTTTCCTGGTGTCAGGGAGAGGAGTGTGCACGTGACTGGCAGGACTAGATTCTTCTGGGCGAGGCCGTCCAAGCATGTGCCTCTGCAGTTTAGTGGATTCTATCCGGCGACATTGCCGGATGAATGGAATAAAGAAAAGGAGAGAGACAACAATGACAAGGTATATCGCAGTAATCGAGGATCACGAGACCGAGAAGAAGCACGTGATCGGAAATGATCACGCATCGAAGGAGACCGCACTGGGCTGCCTGCTGATCGCCATGCAGCTGAGACTGCTGGAGCACGCAGGCGATGACGCTCAGGTGAAGTTCGACGGACTGAAGACGTGTGGAATCACGGATAACGGCGAGGACACGCTCTGCATCGAGGGCAATGCATTCAACAGCGAGACCAAAGAGTTCCCGACGGTGACCGGGTACATCTTCCGGGTGGGAGGTGATGATGAATGAATTACGACGAAATGCCGGGCGTAAACAAGTCGACACTCTGGGAGATGCGGAAGTCTCCGCTGCACTATTGGCACCTGATGCACGACACACCGCGGAAAGACACCGCTGCAATGAAGTTCGGCCGGGCTGTGCACTGTGCACTGCTCACGCCGGATCAGTTCGATGATGAGTATGTGGTCGCTCCTGAATGCGACCGCCGCACCAAAGAAGGCAAAGCAATCTGGGCTGAGCTGATTGAGTCTGGAAAAGAGATTCTGACTCAGGAAGATGCTGCCATGATCGAGGGCATGCGGAAAGAGTTTCCGGTGCACCTGATCTACGGCGCGGAAACAGAACTGCCGCTGACCTGGACTGATGAGCAGACCGGAGTGCTCTGCAAAGGCCGTCTGGATGCCATCACGACCGATTATGTGATCGACTACAAGACCACCACGGATGCCAGCACACACGGATTTGCACGCGAGGCGACGCGGTACGGATACGACCTGCAGGCGGCAATGTATCTGGAGGCTGCCAGAGCGAACGGATACAGTCCGAAGGGCTTTATCTTCATTGCTCAGGAAAAGAACGCACCGTATCTGGTCAATATCCTGCATGCAGGAGAGGCCTTCATCGACCGCGGTATCTTCCTTATGAATGACTTGCTGGAGAAGTACAAGACCTGCCGTGATACCGATGAATGGCCGGGATACGGCGAGAACGAGATCATCTTGCCGGAGTGGGAGGTGCTAAGCGATGAGTGAGACCCACTGGAAGAAACTTACAAATCCTAATTATCTGGGATCGTATGCCTTTAATCCCGGAGAAGAAAAGATCGTTACCATTGACTATGTCAAACAGGAAGAGGTCACCGGCATGGAGGGCAAGACTGAGATGTGCATTGTCGCGCATCTGGTCAACGAAAAGCCGCTGATCCTCAACAAAACCAACTGCAAAGCGATTGAGAAGCTATTCAAGACTCCATACCTTGAAGAGTGGGCAGGCCGGCGAATCGTCCTGGCTGTCCAGCGGATCAAAGCATTCGGCGAGGATGTGGATGCCGTCCGGGTGCGTCCGAAGCTGCCTGGAGTCGTGTGCGAGGGGTGCGGAAAAGAGATCCGCGCCGGATCCGGAAGATCAGCTGCTGAGATCGCGGAACTGTCCTATAAAAAATTCGGAAAAAGATTGTGCATTGAATGCGCTAAGGAGGAAAAGGTAAATGGCTAATTTTCAGATGACTCTTGATGACAACAGTTTTGACGTGGTTCCTGCCGGTTCTTATCACTTCCGTGTGACCGCACTGGAGGAAGGTTTCTATAGCGGCAAGTCCGACAAGATTCCGAACGGCACGCAGCAGATGATCGTGCACTTTGACATCCCGTACACCACCGAAAGCGGTGAGTATAAGGTCGCCTCTCTGAAGAAGACTTTCAACCTGTGCAAGATCGCCATGTTCGCTGTCCGCCAGTTCGCTGAATGCATTAAGCTCTGCGGCGAATCCGGACGACTCGCGGTCGACTTCAATAACTCCATTGGCAAGGATGGCATCTGTGAGATCACTGTCCGCACCGGCAACAATGGAAATGAATTCTCCGGCGTTGAGAACTGCTATCCTCCGTCGAAGGCTCCGAAGGCCTGCGTGAATGATAAGGAATGGGACAGCTATACCAAAGGCATGACTCCCGTCGTTTCGGGGGATGATCCGTTTTGATGCAGCTGAGACCATACCAGCAGGAAGCTGTCCAGGCGATCAATAAGCACTGGTCAGAATGGCAGAGAGAGCTGCTGGTACTGCCAACTGGATGCGGCAAAACCGTCGTTTTTAACACAGTCGCCCATGATCGTCCCGGATCCGTGCTGATCCTGGCTCACCGCGACGAACTGATCGAGCAGGCCAGAGATAAATATGGCCGCATGTACGACGAACCGACCGGAAAAATCAAAGGATCAGAAACCAACATTGAGCGCATCACAGTCGGATCTGTTCAGACAATGATGCGGCGCGACTACACCGGTCAGTTTGGTACCGTGATCGTCGACGAGGCGCACCACGCAGTATCAGACAGCTACCAGAAGGTGCTGGGACAGTTCCCCGGGGCAAAAGTCCTCGGGGTAACTGCCACACCGGATCGCGGCGACAAGAAAAGCCTCGCACGGTATTTTGAAGGTATTGCCTACGAATACAGTCTGAAGCAGGCAGTGTCTGAGGGTTATCTGTGCAGCATCACAGCACGCACGGTGCCGCTTGAGATCGACATGAGCCAGGTCAAGATCAGTCTGGGAGACTTCCAGGTAGACTCGGTTGGCGAGGCTCTGGAACCGTACCTGAACAAGATTGCTGAGGCGATCCAATTCTACGCCTCTGATAGGAAAACCGTTGTGTTCTGTCCGCTGATTAGTATCGCACAGGAACTCACACGGCTGATCCCCGGCGCCAGAGAGGTCAATGGATCCTCTCAGGATCGGAAGGAGATCCTCGAATGGTTCGACAAGGCCGGTCCGGGATCGGTGTTGTGCAATGCCATGTTGCTGACAGAGGGCTGGGATTGTCCATCCGTCGATTGTGTAGTCGTCCTCAGGCCGACGAAAGTCCGTGCACTGTACGCCCAGATGATAGGGCGCGGTACCAGACTGAGTCCGGGCAAGAAAAACCTGCTGATTCTCGACTTTCTCTGGCTCTGTCAGAAGCACAACCTGTGCAAGCCGGCAAGTCTAATCGCAGACAATGAAGACGATATCAAAACCGTCACCCAGCGATCCGCACAGGAAGAGATCGAACTGTTTGACGCACTGTCGGACGCTGAGGATCAGAGGCGGACCGCACTGGCCGCTGAGCTGGCAAAGCAGAAGCGGAAGAAGGCCAGCCTGGTCAATCCTCTGGAAGCGTTCACGCTGCTCAACGAGATCGGACTGGCAGACTATGAACCGACATTCAAATGGGAGCAGGCCGATGCAAGTCCGGCTCAGGTGAAGTATCTGGAATCCTTCGGAGTTAATTCCGAGGGCATGACAAAAGGACTGGCCAGCAAGCTGATCGGCAAACTGGCAGAGCGTCGCGAGAATAAACTGGCCACACTCAAACAGGTGCGTGCGCTGGTTAAGTTTGGATACGATCCGTACAACTGGACATTCGAGCAGGCAAACAAGAAAATGAGCCAGCTTGCGGCGAACCACTGGAGGCCACTGCATGAATAACGAATTTGAAGCCATGCTGAGCTACATCCCACCTGATTGTCCATACGATGAGTGGGTCAGGGTCGGCATGGGGCTAAAAAAAGAAGGCGCACCATTCGAGCTATGGGACGAATGGAGCAGCCATGGCAGTAAATACAATCCCAGGGAAATGCGATCAAAGTGGGACAGCTTCCGGAGAGATGAAGTCTCTGGAGGCACCGTCTTCCACATCGCTCAGAGCTACGGATATGCACCTGCAGACGATCCCATGATCGGACGCTATGACATCCACAATCTGCTGCTGGATGAGGTGCATCTGGATCCGGTCTTTGGCACCGAGCAGGCCGTACCGAAAGAGCCTGCAAACTATGATGCCAAAGGCGAGACCCTGGAATATCTTACCACACTATTTGCAGAAGATGAACACGTCGGATTCTGTGCCAGTGCGAACTTCGATAAAATCCGCGGCAAATGGCAGCCTGCCGGCACGGTGTACGGACGCACTGCCGGTCAGATCATTAAGGACATCAGGAGCGGCGGCACCGGTTTTGGCACACTGAATGAGCAGGCCGGTGTCTGGATCCGGATCAATCCGCTCGATGGTCAGGGCGAAAACGATGTGAACGTCACACGCTGGAAACACTGCCTGCTTGAATCGGATGAGATCTCACTGGAGCAGCAGTGGAGCCTGATCCTGTCCATGCACCTGCCGTGCACGTTCGTCATCCACTCGGGCGGTAAAAGTCTGCACGCAATCGTCCGGATCGATGCGGAAAACGCCCAGCAGTATCGGCAGAGAGTCAATGATCTTTATGAATACGCGAACAATGCCGGATTCAAGGCGGATCCAAACGACAAAAATGCAAGTCGGTTCAGTCGCCTGCCGGGTGTGAGGCGCGGCGAGAAGTGGCAGTACATCGTCGCCAGAAACATCGGCGAGAAATCCTATCAGGACTGGATCAACTGGAGACAGGAACAGGCTGACGATCTGCCGGCGGACACAACGCTGGGTGATGTGTGGGATAATCCGCCGCCGCTCAAAGAAGAGCTGATTCCTGGCATCCTGCGCGTCGGACATAAGATGCTGATCAGCGGCCCATCAAAAGCCGGAAAGAGTTTCCTGCTGATGAATCTCGCGATTAGTATGGCCGAGGGTGTCGAATGGCTGGGCATGAAGTGCAAACAGGGAAAGGTCTGTTATGTCAACCTGGAACTGGACGACGCTTCCTGCATACATCGTTTCAAGGACATTTACGAACGGCGCAAACTGGCTCCGAATCACGTCAGGGACATTGACATCTGGAACCTGAGAGGACATGCGGTGCCCATGGATCGACTGGCACCGATCCTGATTCACAGGTTCCGCGAAAAGGGCTATGAGGCAATCATCGTCGATCCTATCTACAAGGTAATCACCGGCGACGAAAACTCAGCGACCGAGATGAGCCAGTTCTGCAGCTACTTCGACCGGGTGGCCACTGAGATGAAGGTCGCCATGATCTACTGTCACCATCACAGCAAAGGCGCGATCGACAAATATGACAACGCCATGGACAGGTCGTCCGGATCCGGCGTGTTTGCGAGAGATCCGGACGCGATCCTGGACATGACGCAGGTGAAGACGGAAGGATGTGAAGCGAATTATCGGAAGCTGAACAACATTCCAGAAGATGCCGTGCTGACCGGGTGGAGGATCTCCGCAACGCTGCGTGAGTTTGCGCCAAAGGATCCGTTTAATGTCTGGTTCTGGCATCCAGTGCATGAGATCGACTCAAATGGCGACCTGGCCTCGGCAGCAATGAAGCGATCATCCGGTAAGGGAGTCGGGAAGAACCAGCGGTCAAAGAGCGACCGATTGAAGACAGTACAGGATATGCTCGATCTGAAGAAAACAAATTTCGGAGAGACAGCGATCACACTGGATGAATCGGAATGCAGCCGACAGTATTTCGGCCCAAATACGGATTTTGAATGTGCTGTCTGTCGAGGGGTGCAGGTGGTTCATCTCAGATCAGAGGACGAGATCATTTTCCGTGGGATCCACTACCAGAGGAAGCGATCCGGCAACCGATGCGGCTGGGCAGAAATCCCGAGTCCCGAGACATGAAACTCTTATATAGGTAAATTAATAACCATATCTGATAGATGCTCGATTAGACGAAATCTGGGGAGAGGGGACAAGTCTCCCTCTCCCTCCAGAAAGATTTCGCAAATCGGCATTCTATCCGACATAAATGGCGAGGTGAAAAACGAATGACAGAAGAACACAATGAGACCTGGCACCAACGGCAGCTGATTCAGTGGTGCAGACAGTTTCCCTGGGGACAATTCCTGTTTCATATCCCTAATGAGTCAGTAGGTGGTCAGGGATGGATCGTCCGCAATCGTCAGATGGGATGCAGGCGCGGTGTGCCGGATCTGGAACTGCCTGTGCCGATGCATGGCTATCATGGACTCTTCATTGAGATGAAGCGTCCAGGAGGCAGGCTGAGCGCGGATCAGGAGAAATGGCTGAAGGCACTCAATCAGCTGGGATATAAAGCTGTGTGCTGCAAAGGATGGGAGGAAGCGAGAGATGAGATATGTCGATACATGGAAGCATCGGATCCCGGAAGAGAAGCTGAAGGCGTACAAGAGTCTTTTGTCTGAGGGCGTGATCACGGATCCGCATGTGACCTACACCATTGAGACCGGAGAGACTGATGTGGAATATGCATCAGACCTGCCGCTAACTGAAGTAAAACGGCTGTTAAGGGAGGCGAGCCAAAATGTTACAACCTGACGAACCAAACCGGTTCAAGGTCACCGGGAAAGAATACCAGGCACTGCTCCGGCTGTTTGCCTGTGTGTCAGCACTGAAGGAAATCGAGCCACAATTGTGGGAGCGTCTGGGACTGGTCAAGATGGGCAAGTGCGACTTCCGGAACGTTTCGAACAAGCTGGACCGAATCGCACAGGATCTGCTGGAATCGGTGCCGACGAAAAAGCTGCTGGCCATGAAGCGCGAGCTGAAGGCCGTCCGGGTGTATCTCCGGATCGGACCGGATGCTTCGCCTGCACGCTGTGACCAGGTGGTGTATGTGCCGGAGGACGCGCTGATCAACCTGCTGAATAAGGTGGTTCAGATGGAATGCTGGTGCTGTGAGAAGCGCGGCAAAGAGGTCAAGAAGTGTCAGTGGCTGCAGCTGATGGACGCTGTGCTGCCGTACAGTCCCGATCCTGAGCTGGATCCGGAGGATGGTAGCTGCCAGATCGCTGGCAGGACAAGTATTTTGGAGGATGACGACGATGGCAATTGATGCGGCGGAACGCTTCCTGCTCACTGAAGTGGCGAAAAGCACCGGGCTGAGCTATGCGACGGTGCAGAGCCGGATGATCTCGCTCGGAATCAAAAACCAGGGCGGCATCACGTATGCGGACATCAAGCGGATCGTCAACTACCGCAACAGAGTCAGGAAAGCCAGTCAGCAGAAGATCGACCGACTCCGGCTGAACTTGAAGAACGATGGATTCAACGTGAAATGAGGTGACAAGATGGATTGCTCAATTGATTGGATCGGTACACACTGGGCAATGATATCCGGCGACGAACAGAGGCTGATCAACCTGATCCACAAGCTGAAGGAACAGCATCCGGATGAGGTGACGATTCAGTATGAACCAGCAAACAATCACGGCATGATTGTAGCTCTGGTTCCGAGAAAATGGATCCGTATTCAGCCGCCCAGAAGGATGAGCGATGAACAACGCGCTCAGAGTGCTGCCAGGCTTCGACAGTACAGGGAGAAAAATGATCAATTTGCCGCTTCTGGTGGCTCGGACGATAAACAGTAAGGGCAAATAAAAAACGCGAAATTGGCCGGATTAAGCACGCCCAGTGAGACGGCATCCGGCGGTTTGAGAGGAGAGACAGGTATGAGATGGCCACAATTCGTCATGGCCGGGCTACTGTTGGCAGATGTTGGTTTGAGTTGCGCCCTGCATGGAGAACCGAAAACAGGGAAATATGATGCCGGTGTGACAATTATCGCTAATTTGATTATGTTTGGCATTCTTTATGCCGGCGGATTCTGGGAGGTGGCAACGAAATGAGACACACAATTGATCACCTGCTCATCGGCGACCGACTGACACGGCTCATGGCTGAGCGTGGACTGTGTGCTGCAGATGTGGCACGGATGCTGGACGGCGGCAAAGGTAACTGGTCGGCGGCATCGATCAGAAAATGGATGATTGACGAATCGCAACCGAGCGCGGCGACGCTGGTTGGTCTGGCTGACATCCTTGGGTGCAGCCTGGATTATCTGATGACGGGGAAGGAATACAAACCGAAACGGAAGCTGGACAGCATCATGGTGACGGTGCAGGATGTGCTGGATGCGATCGATGATTGCGCGCACTATCCGGACGCGATGCTGCACGCCGGGGATCTGAAGGTGTACTTGGCGCATGCATTGAAGGTGAGGTGATGAGGGATGCAAGTAATTGGTGTCTATCTGGCACGCCCAAACGAGACAGAATTCTACTACATCCCGTTTGGAAGGTATCGGAAAGCGCGTTTTCTCCGGCATGCGGCGAGGGTTGCGAAAAAAGACAGAACGATTCAACAGGTCAAGCGGATCCAGGTCCCGTGGCCGGAAATAGTCTTTGTGCTGAAGAGGTGATGCAGGATGGCTGGGGTTCCTTATCTATGCTATATGGAAGAGGTGATGAGATGAAAATATTAGCTGACATTCAACCGGCAGGATTGGGTTGGGTGATTCTCGTTTTAGGCTTGCTGCTCTTGTCGGGTGCAGGTGTCATACTGATCTATAAGGATGACGCGCTGACTCAGGCCATGGCATGTATGCTCATGCTTGGCTTGTCGTTTACGTTCCTCTACTTGTTTTCTCAGCAGAAGCATGAGATCATCGCAACCATTGAACCGAGCGCATCATACGCAGAGATCGAAAGTCAGTACAAGTTGGTAAAGCACATTGATGACCTGTACTGGCTTTCTCCTAAGAACGAAGAGGGAGAGTGAATAAAAGAATGAAAGTCGAATTGATCGCCCACACTACCGATCCACTGGCACTCTGTGAGGAAGCAGCTGCCATGTGCACACAGAGCGACAAACCTGCACAGGCTCTGCGTGGGGCTATCCGCAGCGGACATGAGTCTGTTCTGGAGCATGCCTCGTTCACATTCAAGATCACGGGCATCAGCCGGATCACGCTTGCCCAGCTCACACGGCACCGGATTGCATCGTTCTCGGTGCTGTCTCAGCGGTACGTGAATCAGCAGGATCAGGAAGTTATTATTCCGGAGTCAATCAAACAAAATGGAGAGATGCTTGATCTCTACGTATCGCAGGTGTCACGGCTTCGTTGGATTTACGATGCCATGGTTGAGGCCGGAGTACCTAAGGAAGACGCACGGTATATCCTGCCTCAGGGAACAACCACCGACCTGATCATGACGATGAACGCACGCGAACTGGGTCACTTCTTCTCGCTCCGGTGCTGCAATCGTGCACAGTGGGAGATCCGCGAGATGGCGGATCAGATGCTTCAGATCCTGGTCGCTCAGTGGCCGGAGCTGTTCGGGCAGGGGGGGCCGGGGG